TTGTTGTTCTAAATCTTCTAATATTTCATCAGAAGACCAGTTAAATATATTCTTTTTAGCCCAAGTATGTGATGTTGGCGCGATACCACCATCAACTCCAGCAACTAAGTCTTTATATAATAACACTTTTTCTTTCCATTGCTCAACCTTTAACATCTCTCCTTGGGTTGATGGGTTATTTAATGATATTTTAAAATTATTTAATTCATCATGAAAACCTAAAATGTATAGATGTATTATAGCGATTTTATTTAATTCCTGAATTATAGCCTGTTGAATTCTATTTATTGTTCTAGCGAATCTTATATCCATAAGAGCTAGATTTTTACCCTCACCAGTTGGTTCCTCAAAACCTAAAAATGTTTTTGGTACTCTAAGAGCTGTAACCATTTTTCTTTGAATAAACTGTATGTCAGCTATTTGGTCTAAGTTTGATGCTCCAGGTAACGTCTCTATAGGCATTGAAGCGTTAGGGTCTCTAACTGGTACGAAATAATCTTGGTCTACCGCTAGGGTATTATATCTAATATCTGATTGGCCTGTTTGTTGGTCTACTTCTTGTGTTCTTTTAAATTTATTAGCGACCTTTTGCACATAAGACTCAACATCTTCATCATCAATGTTACCCACATATACCTTAAACACTCTTCTTTCTGGTGCTCTAGTAACACGATAAACTAACATAGCGTCTTCAGCTAATAATAACTGTTTCCAAATACGTCTAACCTTTTCTAGTACAGAAGTACCATAAGGTATTTTTCTATCATCACCAAGAAGTCTAAAATGAGCTATCTCCCAAGCGTTAAACTCTAATGACCTATCTTTCCATACAAAAGTTACCTCCCTTTTTTTAGTGTCGTTCTCATTTTCTAAGGACTCTTGGAATGGGAATAAACCGGTTTCTTTCCTTTCTATATCTATATTTGTTAACTGACTAGCACCAATAATACCATCTTTATAATCTATTTTTAAATAAACAAAATTGTCACCATACTTGCAAGTATTCCTAGTCCACATAGGTAAATTTGAGTGTATGTCTAAAACATTAAAGAATAAATCTTCTAAAACTTTTTTAATTCTAGAAGAATCTGAATATATAGACATTATTTGACCCTTCTCACTTAAAGTGCAACTTTCTTCAGACATAATATCTAAAGCTACAGCAATTTCAGGTGTGAATTCCATAGCCTCATAATCCATATAAGATGCTAACCTAGATGTTTCGTAAAAAACAGATTTTTGATACAATTCGTTGTCAACCTTTGACCATTGACTTTCTAAATATTTTTGTTGTTGTAGTTGTAACTTTTCTTTTTGAAAGGCTTGTTTAGATTTAGTTACGATTAAATCGTTATCTGTTAAATTATACTCACTATTTGTGATATTATTCTTAGGCCCACCAGGTTGACCGAATAAGTAGAATAGTTTTTGATATACTGTTAAATTTTTATTTTCTTCCGCCATTTTATTTTTTTATTCTTATTATAAATATCATCAATAAAGATAATAGGCACTTTATCAATGTGAATATTTAATATGTAGTAAAGACAAGTTATTTTTTAAATCCAGGTAGACCACCGAATAACCAAGAGTATTCTTTTGTATTCTCAACACTTTGTTTGTCGTTATTAATATTGTCAGTATAAAAACCACCACCAACAACTTCATTTAACCCCCCAACATCATCACTAGTGGTTGTTTGTATAGACCAGCTACTAACCATAGCTTTAGCTTGACCTTTAGATTTCTCTATATCTTTAAACGATGTCATAGCGACGAAACAACACATACCGATAGGCATTAATAGGTCATCATGATACCCTTTCATATGGTCTGGTCTTCCATTAAGATAAACAAAAGTGTCCATCTCATTTAAAGCTCTTATTGACCTAACTTTAAATGAATCCATTCTTACACCTTCTTCTAGTTTTGAAACTATTGTATTTCTATTTTTTTGGAAATTTAGACCTGGTAATTTACCTTTATTCATAAATTTTTGTAAAGACCTATTATTCTCAACAGCATCAATACCAACAGTTACATCATAATATAACGACTTTTTAGAATACCCCATCTCAATTAAACGAAGCACAACAGAGGCACCCCACCCGCCAGTTATATCAACCACAATAAAAGCGTTATAAGACTGACCATAGTGAAAACAAATTTCACCCAATACATCTGGGGCCACCTTACCATGGTACTCACCAACTTGATTTCCCGTGGTATAGTCCCAAATACATATACCAGCAAAATCGTCAGCCGCACCAGACGCTGGGTCCGCGGCCAATATATACTGATGACCTTTTATAGGGTCTTCCCGTATCCACATATTACCGTCAATCCATTCTTTTCTAATCGGGTCTTTTACATTATCTTTCTTTTGTCTTTGGACATGTTTATCATCGATGACCTTGTCTCCAGAACCTAAAAATGAACACAATAACTCTTGAGCGATTGAACGTTGGTTATGGTTAAGTTGTGCACACATATTCTCAAACCACTCTGAGGTTGGTTCCCACCCCTCTCCTATTAATTGTGGCCATTTTTCTGAGTCAAACTCTTCCTTAACATCTACGGTCTCTTCACCCTCTTTATTTCTATCCTTTTTAAGCCACGTCATCCCTTTATTGTATCTAGGGTCTTCATACCATCTCATTTCAACAATGTTAAAATTATTGTCACCAGACTGTGCATTCACATACGCTTTATGGTATAGTGGGTCATGGCCATTTGGTGAAGAAATAAGAA